GGTATATGGGCCAGTCTTTTTAAACTCATTATTTAGAGTCATTTATTTGTGCAAGTGCATTGGTGAAAGTCTTTTGATGTTCACCGTGTATGTGCACTCTTGATGCTATTTAGTGAGGTTTAATTTCCCATATTGTTCTGATCTGTTATTTGATCTTCGGCGCGTTTTGCGCCTATTTAGTTTATTTTATATTATATTTTTCGGGCTAGTGTGCTGCCCTTAACATAAACTTAAAAAAGTATCGCACATGGAGACCTACCTGAAGTGGGGTTTGAAGGACGATGATTGTACTCGTACCCTGGAACTCAGAAAATCCTCGCGTTGCGCTCGGTATTACACCCAAAAGGTGTAGGCTGGACAGTGTGGGCGGAACACGTCTTTGACGTGCCACATGCGCCTATCTGTTGATAGAGTTGGATGCTGATATTCCAGGAGGTTGTTTACGACAAGTGCGGATTATACTTACTCGAGCTAGTAGTTCCCTTTGCGGGGATGCGTGCTCCCGTTGTACTCAGAACTATATGAACCATCGAAAAGGTGTTTAGTCGCTTCGTTGTGGGTAGCGGTATGCGTTAGACCGTAACCCTCGACCAGCCTTCCGCACGACACTTGTCTTTCTTAGATTACTAAAAGAAAAGTCAAAGTGTTGTGCGTCTTCAAATGAATTGTGAAGTATTGAGAGGATTGGTAATTGCGATCTTGCAAGGCCGCCATGTTCCTAATGAGGCGGACCTAATGTGTATTCAGTTGGACGTCGTGCGACTTACTCAGCGTCAAGCACTCATTCCTATGAGTTATTTGACGCCGGATTTGTGTCGCGATATCCTGCTTGCATGTGCAACTGGACTTGGGAGTGCCCAATCAATTGCGTTCATCGATATGGACTGCTATAAAGCCTGGCTCGGAGAGTTGTCTTTTCTCTCCTGGCTAGTTAGCCGTTCGTATTGGTTGCAAAGCCATGCTGGTCATGATTATCGCTTGGTGCAAGCTATGCAAAGCATTGAGTTGGTGAACATGTCTGATGTGGTGAAAGCAGGCAGCTTCAACCCTTATGGCAATGGTCAAACGCGCAGGATGTGTGTTATGAACCGTTACCTTTGTGGTGAAGTGTTTGCCGTTATGGCCTTCTTGAATGGGAGGTCAATCCCTGCTGTTTGTTGTGGTGTTTGTGGAAATTGCAAATCACATAAGCAGCAGAAGGGCAGACCGATGTACGTCGTTAATGCACGGGGCATTAAGTTTTTGTGTAAGGCGACGTCACGGGTTGTTGCGGACGGTCATGTTTATTCGAACCGCTCGCCCACCAAGGTGTGGATATACACTAGGGGTGGAGTTGAAGAAGTTTCTATCGTTTCGAGTCGGGCCATTCCTATGGGTAAGATTCTTGAGGGATCATTTAATCCTTATGGAAATGGCCAGACTTCGCAACGTGGTTGGAAACGTGTAACTCACAGAGCATATTTGTTTGACGAGGCAAGGCCCTCTTCGATTAAGTTCGATGAAGGTGATGCCCAGCGTTATTTGCGCTCTGTGAAGGATCACCAGGTTGTTCGGAAGCTTGGTGAGGAGAAAGTTGTGAAATTGATGATGAAGCGTCGGGGGGTTAAGCCCTCCGTCGCCTTCAAACTTGTCATCGACAATTATCTCCGTCTTCACGTCGAGGCTGCTGCTTTGGAGCAGGGTTTCGTCGGGAAGATTGAACAGCGGTTTATTCCGCATTCTGAAGCAATCGATTGGGGATCGCCCGTTGGCCGTGCCGTTTGGGCATTAGCTGATGGGATGACCCTTAATCGTTCGCAGCGTCGGTTGTTGAGACTGGCGCCGCGAGATGTCGTTGACGACGTCCAAAAGAAGTCTGGCATTGTGAAGAAGTTTTTGTCTTCGCTGACGCCGGAAGTTACGATTGGATTGTCGAATGAGTCGACATCAAAACTCGACCGTTTTTCGGAGTCGATCGCTAGCTTGGGAACCTCGTTTAAAGAGGGAACCAAGTCTGTGGTTGATTCCATTGACGGTGCCATCTCCGGTGTCGCGCCGAAGGTGAGTATTGAGTATGTTGCTGGGATGTTCGGTATCTCGGCGACTGATAACCCTTTAATGATGAAGTTGTTGAAGGTTATCCGCGATATCTTGGTCGTGTGGTCTGTAGATGGCATTGGAGCCACCTTGGCCACGGCGACCTTGATTGCTGAAGCGAATCAAAGTTCTACGTACGCAGCCATGCTAACTGGATGTGTTGTCATCATGAAACAATTTACGAAGTGGTGCAACAAGGATCTGGTTGACAAGAAAGGCTTGTTTGATCGTACGGAGGATGCGTCGATTTTTGAACCTCTATTGAGGATTTTATCGACGACAGTGTTCGGTGTGTACAATAACATACCAAAGTTCAACGGTATTTTTACATTTGGTAAGAATCTGTCTACTGCGAGTGATTATTTGATATCTGCTGTTAAACAGGGGATTAATTTGATCTATCGCACGGCGACTGGTTATGATTTGTTCGAATTACCGTTGGCGAAACTCTCTCGTGAGATCAAGTTACTCATGGCTAATATCTCCGCCGGTGTGGCGGGAGATTTGACCCATGATGATCTTTCGAGTGTGAAAAAGCAACTGCAAGCATTGCGTACGTACCAATCGCGCGCTATTGCAGCTGGACTTGATAAAGATTCTTCTGCCAAGATCTCGTCGTTCGTGCGTGTCACTGAACAAGTGGTATCACATATGGGCGTTGAGGTTGAGAATCGTAAGGGACGTGGCCGTACAGTCGTTTATGGCTTGTACGGTAAGACTGGTGTTGGTAAGACATCGATCTGTGAGGCTATTTCTCTTGCGCTTGGCAAAGTTTTAGGATGGGCTGGTTCCCCGAATGATTGGCATGCTGTTTTTAAATTAGCAAGCTCTGAGTCTGGGTTTCAACCTGTCCTATCAGTCGACTGTAAGTCATTGCAAGTCGACGAGCCGTTTTGTAACAACGATCAAAAAGTTGTTGCAGACGAAGTGAAAACGTTCTTGTTACTCGTGTCGAGCTCCCCTATACAAATGGAGGGCGCAGCAGTGGAGGATAAGAACAATTTCATCCGACCTCAGTGTATGGCTTTGACCTATAATACGGTCAATCCCAAAACTGGAACAGTGAACCCTGAGGCTGTCCATCGACGTATCGATTTCAAATTTGAACTTGTTTGTAATGTTCCGGATCTCTATGGAGAATTGGAATATGCGAAGATCAATGATATCGTTACATTTAGGACAGTCGAAAGGGATTACACTTTTCAAGAGGTCGTGTCGGCGTTGGCCGACTCTATCCGCAAGAACAATGCGGGTTCCGTTAAGATGGATCTGTTGAAGGCAGAGATTATGGATAAGTTTGAAGCTCTCAAAGGAGTAGCTATTAAAAAACCTAAATCGATGATGCCTGACCAGATTAAACGAAAACGGAGGGTCCCGAGTATCGACCCTGATATGCCGGTGCTCATTGAGTCAGATGATGAATTTACTTCCGCCGAAAGCGATGTCGAGAAGAAGGCCTTCTTCAAGCCTGGACCTTTTTGGGACAGGTTGAAATTAGGTATTCCGATCGACGATGCCAATAAGGCGGTTGAAGATTATTCGGATTTTGCAATTGATGGATCTCCTGAGTGTGTTAAAAAGTGCGCGAAGGAAATTTTTGCTGATGCGAAGATTGAGTCGTCTGGCCAATTAGTCAGTGCTATAAGGGAGTCGTTTGGTATAAACGATGAGCCTGAGAAGTTTATTGCGTTTACGGGTGATGATTGTGTTTTTTCAAGTGATGGGTGTGTGACGCACACGTCTCATTTGAGGTGCAACCTTCGCCTGAAGCAACATGCTGCTCGGGGTGATGTCCCTAAAGCGATTGACCCGGTTTCAGTCTATTCCTATCTGTTGGAAGCAGGCAGATGGATCGGAGACAGAGTGTTTGACGTTCTATTAATACCCATCGGTTTGGGTTTGATTATTGGTTCGTTCCTGTTCCCTTTTCTTTTGCTGGTTGGTTTGTCGGTTTTAACAACTTTGTGCACTGTCTTTGTTTTGGAGATTGTTGCTCGAATTGTTTTGTGGTTGTTTCCTAGTTTAGATTCTAGGCCAAAGCAAAAGGCGTATGGAAATCAGTATGCAGTTCAGGCAAGGCCGGTTGGTGATATACCACGGTTTCTGCCGGAATCTGCACAGGATGTTGCCCAGAAGGGTGAGTACGTCATTGCGGCCAAGGATGGAATACAGGAAGCGATCCACCAAACTTGTAGGCGCATTTTGGCGCCCGTCCAGTTTGTTTATGAGACTGGAACGAGTGTACAATTTTGTCGCGTTCAACTACATGCAATTCAGGGTAGGTTATGTGCGACTGTCAAGCATGCGTTTACTTATCAATCGTACCGTCCGACTAAAATGATTTTGCCTGCACCTTGGAATAAGGTGCTCGAAGTCAAAAATAAGGATGGTTATGATAAGAAGGATGTGTTTGTCGTCCAGACGATATATCATATGCATGCGGACGCAACGTTCGTTATCTTACCCGTGGGGCTTAACATTTTCCCCAATATCAAGAAACGTTTTATGACGGTTAGGGACTTTAACCCGTCATTGATGAATAGTATGGCTTTGTACTACAAGCAATTTGTCGATCTCAGTTTTGATGATGCTGGCAATGTGACTTGCTCTGACAAGCCTATGTCCCTAATGAGCCTCCCTAACGGGGTGTTCAAAACAATTTCAGACTTTACCTATAAGGATGGAACTAAGGCGTCGGGAGTTGAATTCTCTCAGTGCCCTGAACCTTCCGATGGTGTTTGTGGTGGCCCTGTCTTGCCCCTGAATCCGCGTTTTGGCGGAGGAGGCAGGATATTTGGCCTTATGTATTGTGGACATTCGAAGCGTCGAGAATCCGCATTTTGTTTTTACATTTTGCAAGAGGATGTCGACATGATCTTGTCCATGTACCCAGACATCAATGGTAAAGTTGTGATTGAAGATCACACTGGTCTGGAATTGAAGGATGTGGATGCTTCCTTTGTCAAAAAGGCGTCCGTGGCCACAGCGCCACGTCGGGGTTTCGTTCCCAGTGATCCAGGGATTTATCCTTCACTGGTGTTTGATGCACTGACCAATGCTGAGTTCGTTGTTGACGGCAAGCTTGTGAAGATGCCGCCGACAGAACGTGTTCCGTCAACTGTACGAGAAATTGAAAAGGGTTTCGCGAAGTATCCGCCCTTTATTGCCCATACATCACCTGCTTTGGTGGATGATTTAATAGCGGCAGCTAAGGACGTTGCTTCGACTCAAATCGGTGCTGCGAAGGGTTATCCCTATCGCCGCAATGGATTTTTGTCGATTGACGAAGCCCTCAATGGAACAATTGACGGTCAGGTCCAGCCTTTGAACATGGATTCCTCACATGGATATTCGGGTGTCTACAAGGACAAACGCTCAGACAAGTATGAGTTTTGCTATGTGGACGCTAACGGATTAAAACATATAAAGAAGGAGTTCGAGGCTGAGGCCGAGTTCGTATTTCAGGGAGTCTTAAATGGGACGTATTATATGAACTATTTGAAGACAACCTCTAAGGGCGAATTAAGGCCTCCTGGGAAGGTAGTCCGATTGGTTTCAGCTCAGCACTTTCTGTACTTGTTGGCTGTCCGACGCATTTTTGCGCCGGTTCAAGCTGCCATGGCATATGGTGCTCCTAAGAATGGAACTGCTCGGGCCGTTGACCCAACTGGCCCTGATGGCGAGGTGATGTGGAAGTATATCCACTCGCTCCTAAACAAGTTTGCTGGAGATGCTAAGAAGTTTGACGCAAGTCAACGTTCTGAAGTAGCTCTCCTTTGCTTACCTTTAATTTGGGCGCAATGGTTGGTATTTATTTATCCTCATCTCAAAATCGATCACGCAATTCAAATCGCAACGGTGATTGTCTTATTAAGTCATTTAGGCTATGAGATTGTCGAAAATGATGTGTATTTACATCTTGATGGCAATATCTCTGGGACCTTGACAACCACTGATCGAAATGATTGCATTACGGGGTTGGCGATTAGGCTTGCATGGATATTTTATTTCCGGGCAAACCATCTCGCTGGCAACGTATTTGAGGAGTTTCATAAGTGTGTGCGGTATGTGTCACAAGGTGACGATATTGCAGGGTGTTCGAGTGTGAACTTTGGCAATTTTGACCTTCAAAAGGGATATAATGCCATTGGTATCACGTACACCAGCGCTGCGAAAGAATTGGTCGAATCTCAATTCGATCCTGACGTTGATTTCCTCAAACGTGAAGCTGTTCAGTTTCATGGTCACGTCATTGGCCGACTGCCTCTCGTGGTCATACACGAGATTTTATCGTACGTAAGGACGAAGATAATGTCACGCGAAGATGCGACCTTGGTTAACGTTGAAGCGGCGTTTCGTGAGCTCTTCCTTTATGGAGAAGATGCTTATGAGAAGAGCCGCACTATTATCAACGTTGCCTTGGCTGCGAATAACTGCGGACAATTCATAATTACGTACGACGATATGTTGAGAACTTGGACACAAAAGTTCTCTACGGAGCTCACTGAATTGACACTGCCGTCGGCTGTTAAAAGTTTAGTGCAAAGTGAGCGATCCCCTGCTGATGTGATGCAACCTTTCGATGTGATTAAGAAAGGCGCCTATAAGCAGGGCCCTGCGTGTTGCACGTGGGTAATCACAATTAACGGGGCAAACGTTTACTCGCGGATGCCCGTCAAGAATCGAGTAGCTTCAAATATGACAAGCTCAGATTCCACCTCCAAGGTGGAAACCGACGGATCTGACCGTTCCGTCGTGCAGCCAATTCTTAAAGAGTTGGTAGGTCTAACGACTAACAGCGATATTCTTTCGAAATCTGTTACTCAGTATCAGTCAACGACAGCCAAGATTCTCGGGCGCTTGGATCCTTACCCGGATCAACAGGTGCAGAAGATTTTGACTCGACAATACCCAATTGGCTCTTTTGCCTGGGGTGTTGCTGATGCTTCTGGTTTGCAGTTAGCGACTTTTCGCTTTCCGGAAACCTTGTTTGCAATTCCGAAAATTGCTGCGACGCTTTCTGCGTTTCGTTATTTTTCAGCTAAAGTGCTTGTGACCTTTCGTGTCACTGGCAGTCCTTTCCATTTAGGGCGCCTGATGATTCGCGCGCTCCCCGTTAGTGGAACTGACAATTGGAGGAATCAGTTTGCTACGGCGATTAACTCGCCGCATGTGAACTTGTCCCCTAATTCCGGTACTGCCGCCGAAATTTTGCTCCCTTGGGTTTGTCCAAAGAACCTTAAGGATTTGCAGAATGCAGGTGAAGTTGGCTACGGAGGTGTGGTGGAGTGCTATGTGCACCACCAGCTTGACTCTGTTGCCGCTACTACTGCTGATCCACTTGATGTGTATGTTTTTGCACAATTTGTGGACCCTGTTGTGGCAGGTCTCGACCTCACCAGCGCTCCTGCGATGGATGTGGTCAAGAAGTCTGGG